AGCCTGTAGCGCTCGCGGGCATAAAAGGGTAGCTGATCACCGCCAGAGCCGTACTGACGAATGTCAGATAGTCCTGAGGGTACTCGTCCCAATGGTTCGGCAGCTTCGCCAGCAGGCTGTCATTGAAGGTCACAGACGCTTCAATGATCTTCTCCACGTTCTTGAAACGCGGGTCATCCAGGAAGCTGAAGTCCTGCCGCTGGATATCGCGCTGGATGGAAGAGAAGAACGCGAACACACTACGGCGCTGCTGGTGGCGCATCTTCAGGAAGTGGTATTCGCGTTCGTTGATCTCGGCAAAGCCGTCCTCATAGACGGCTTTGATCATCTCCATGCCTTGTTGCTGTTGCTGATCCATGTGTTACCCCTTAAATGTTGCGCTTGCCGCGACGGAAGCGGATGACGTATTCCATCTGCCCGTTACCGTCCTGGTTGTTCTTGGTGGCAGTCGGCAGGGTGGTAACGCTGCCCGCCTCCAGGGTCCACGACTCGGTGAACTCCTGACCGTCACGGAAGAAGGTTTCCTTCACGCTGCCATTGATCACTACAGGCGCTTCACTGTTGATCCACCCGGTCAGCAGCACGTCATCAGACCCGTACTTCTGCACGCGGAAGGTCAGGTCATAGACATTGCCGTCCATGCGCTTGTTGATGTTGACGCCAGTCTGCGTGTTGACGTGCCCCGTCAGAGGATTGACGGGGGCTAGGGTCAGGAAGTCGCCTTCGCTGAATTGAGTGATGCCAGCGCCATTCAGAATCAGCGATGTGCTGTCAGCGGCGAGTGCGATAGTGCTCATGTGTCAGCCCCTTACAGGTTGAAGTTGATGATGACATCCACTTTGTGGATCGCACCGGCATTTTTCACCGCTGCCTGCAATACCGGAGACTTACGCTCCTGACGATCAGACTGAGGCTGATCAGCCAGGCTGCCAGCCAGCCAGTAGAAACCGTCTTCCTCGATAGCCCGGTTGAAGACTTCGATGTTGCCGAAGCTGTCAGGGCTGGACCACGTACCCGGTGCAAACACGCCTGCCCGCACGAAGCCGCGAGTGGTCTTCTCACCCTGGTCGATGAGCTGCTGCACACCGCGTCGGGTCTGGGGAACCTTGGTGCCGCTGAGCTTAAGCAGGTTGAACATGTCAGTCTGCACAGCGTCAACGAAGGCAATCAGGTTGTAGACGTTATCCACGAAGTCATTGGCGGGGCTGGTCAGCACTACAGGCACGTCCTTGACGCTGGTGTAGAGGTCCAGACCTACCCGGTACGCTGAGTCAATCTCGGTCTGGCTGTACTCTTCAGCCGGGACAGACAGCGTTTTCAGGTTCATAGTGATCGCGCTGTTCTCGGCATTGAAGTTCACCGTGTGAGCGCGGGCCATGTAGGTAGCCGCCAGCTTGCGGTTGCCCGACTTACTGTAGAGGCAGCGGAACTCATTCTGGCTGGCAAGGCGCACCTGCCACACCGGGTTGGTGGTGGAGACTTCCAGATAGGTAGAGCCACTGAAGACGTTGTAGACGAGCACGGAGTTGGCAGACGCCCATGCCGCGATGTCGGCAACGTCAGCGTCCAGGATGCGGTCAATGAAGCACACGCCCTTGAAGTTGACTTCTGCCTTCACGGCACTCAGGGCTTCCAGTTGCTCTTCGACTGCCAGGATTTCCTCAGCGGCACCCTGTTCCAGAGACGCACCAGAGCCGTCAGACAGCGCCAGAATGTCGCCGATGAAGGTTCCCGCGCCTTCCTCAGTGAAGTACCCCAGCGTGGACGTAGCGCCCGTGGTGGAGCTGGTGGTGGAGCTGGTGAGGATGAAGCGTCCGTTCACATGCTCGAAGGTGGCACCGGTAAGCTCAGTGTCGATCAGCTCAGCTACTTCATCGAAGCTGACAGTGGTGCGGAAGTCCAGGCTGGCAACAGTCTGTTCAACCCCGTCCACCTCCACGATGAAGGAACCGTTCTCGATGGTTTGCAGCGTCTGCATCACCTCGGGTTCAGCAAGCTGGACCCCGGTCAGCGTGGCAGCAGTGGCGGAAACCGTTTCCTCAGCACCCCGGTGATAGCCGATGATCAGCGAGCCGCCGAAGTTCACGGCGTTCGGCTGCGTGCCGAAGAAGGTAGCCGCATACTGAGATACCGCGCTGGATGTACCCCAATCGGCTTCCACCGCCTGGGCGCTACGGTAAGCGCGGAATCGCTCAGCAGACGACAGTACGCCTTGCTCGCTGGTCATGATGCAGACAACGTTCATGTTGTCCCGCGCAGCCGCCTGACCTTCAGGAATGAGCGCGACGTTGATGATGTTCGTGATACTGGCAGTCATTGATTGACCCTCAATCCGATATTGCTTCAACAACCGCCGTATCAATCCTCAGAACATCAAGGACGATAGACGGACTGTACTGAACGACAAGCTCCACTTGTACGCGATTGCCATACTGCTGACCAGTCAATGCCTTCACATCGGTCAACTGGCTGATCCCTCCTGCTGTAATTGCATTCTGCTCCTGCAAGTCACGTGCATTATCAGATTTGAGTAACAGTTGCAATTTCTCTGCGTTAGTGTATGAGTTCGTGCCGAAAAAGTCTATCGTTACAGGCAAGCGTACTCGACTCGATAACGTCAGCTTCTCATCAACACCGTCATACTTCTCACCGCGTGCCAGTGGCTGCCCCGGTGCCAGGGCATCAATGACGATGTAGTCATCATCGAACCACTGGCGTTCATCGTTGAGGCGTCCAAAGGTGATCAGGGCTTCAGGGTGGGTCAGCAGGTCGCGCACGACACGCGCCAGCAGGATCAGTGCAGGGTTCACGGTGTCACCTCCACCACGGGCCGCTTGGTGGCCTCACAGACGGCCTCACAGTAGCCGTAGTCTGTCCAGTCCTGCACCTCGACCACCTTGTAGTCAGCACCGTTGCGCTCGACAAGCTGACCCAGCGCCAGCAGCGTCTCACTGTGCAGGGTGATATGAGGCTGTGACCAGTCCAGGGTATCGGCATTCAGGCGGGTCTTCTGTGTCGGTTGCACCACCGCTTGCACGGTCTCACCGGTGACCACTTCGGTCTCCACGAAGTCCACCGTGGTCTTGGTGACGGTCTTGACCAGCACCGATTGTGTCCAGCCCAGCAGGGCGCTTGAGACGTTTGGCAGCATCATTCAATACTCCAGGTGATAGAGTTGCGCAGGATGCCAGACCACACCAGTGGGGTTGTCTTCCCGGCTTCTTGCTTGATGTCCTTCGTGCTTTCCGCCAGCGGTGCCCACTGCCCATAGCCGTTATTGCGGAAAGCTGCCTTGCTGATGTTCGTCGCCTTCACGCCGACAAGCTCCATGGCGTCATTGGCGGATCGCTTGCCTTCCAGCACTGCCTTGAACTGAAGGCCGATGAAGCTGTTGATCTCGTCACGCTTCACATCGAAGGGCATGCGAAGGAAAGAGCGGGAAGGCATTTTCTCAGTGCCGTATTCGTGCTGTGCGCCAACCTGCATGATCGTCACACCGTCACCATAGACTTCGCTGCCCACCTTATCGGAAGGCAGGCCAACTTTCACCGATGCATCAACTGCCCGTTCCAACTCCTTCAGGTAGTTGTCCATCATCTTCTTGGTTTCTTCAGGTGTGCTCATAAGCCCAAGTCTAGACGAAAAAAAGCCCCGTGGGGAGACGGGGCGGAAGCACACAGACGCAAGGAATCACACAAAATAGGCACGGCGGCGGGTTGAAGTCAGCAACAGGTACATCTGACCATACTTGGTTGAACCGAAAAAGTCACTGAGATTACTGGTGTTGGCGCGAGCCTCATAGCTCACTGACACACTGCCGACTGAGCGGCTGGATTCTTCCTTCACGGGTCCAGCACCTGGGGCTTGCTGCATCACCAGCAAATGGGCAACAAGGTTCAGCACGATCTCCTTGTTGCAAGCGGCATACGCCTGACCGTAGTAGCACGGCCACACGTCTTCCAGAATAGGTAGGTACTGATCGACAACAGCCGTGTCGAACTCAGGGAATCGAGCTTTGAAGTCATCGATCAGTGCCATGGTTACACCTCAACCAGCATGCCGGTTTCGATGCCGCGCTTTACACGCTTCATCAGACGGGTGTTCTTCTTCTGCTCAGCAGACAGCTCCACCACCTGACCCGGCTTCATGAACAGCATACCGGCAATGTTCACGTCGCCACTACGCATGTTCTTGATGCCATGTTCCGGCTGCTTCTTGGCAGCATTCCGACGCTTCGGCGCTTGTGCCTCGGGCTGCTGCTCTTCCGGCTGTTTGGTTTCTTCAGACATGTCACTTCTCCGTGAAGGAAAGCCCCTGTTGCCAGGGGCGATTGATTACAGGCCAGTGAGAATGTAGCCGCCAGTGTCTTCCAGTACGTCAAGGCCCGCGATGCGGTACTTGCTATCAACCTGGAAGTCGAAGGAGCCCAGCTTGATGATCTCACCGATGGTCAGAGGTTGCGGGATACGCATCTTCATCACTTCGGTGTTGTTGCTGTAGGCGACGGTAGCCGACGCGCCACCAACGTCACCAGCGCGGAAGCTGCCCATGATTGTTACATCAGGGAAGTTCGCCCGCAGTGCAGCCAGGACGGACATGCTGCCCGCAGCGGTATCCAGAATGGTAGCCGCCAGGTCGTTCATCACCTCGGTGGAAGTGATGATGCGATTGGTGCTGTATTCCGGGGTGTTGTTCACCGCGTTGCGCTGGCTGGTGATCAGGTCAGCAAAGGCTTCGTACTTCCCCACAGCGGTCAAGGTGGTGATTGCACCCGCTGCACTGTCACTGGTGAAGCCTGAGTAGTTCAGCAGACCCTCATTGCCGATGCCGCCGACAAGGCCAATCTGGTCCACTTCCCGCATGTAGATGCGGTTGTGAGCCTGAACGTAGCGCTGGGGCAGGTTGATGCC